TGAGCACGTGCTTGGCGAACTGGTCCAGCGCGTCCAGGTAGACGTTGGCGAAGAACTGGCTGGACAGGTTGCCGATCGGCAGGCCACGCCCGGCCGGGGCGTTGGCCAGCCGCTTGTGCCGCGGCACCTGCGCCTGCTCGGCAGCAGTGGCCCGGTACTGGACACCAGCGTGTAGCGGCGAACGGCGCAGCAGTGCATGGGTGGCCTGTTGGACGACCAGCGGTACGGCACGGCGCCGCAGGCGAGTGCGCAGCATCCGCCACAGGGTAGCCCGGTGGATGCTGTTGAAGAAATTGGCCACGTCGAGCTGCAGATACCAGCCACCACCCTGGCCGCTGTGCACCTGGCGCACGAACTGCTGGGCCCTGCGTACGGCCGCATGGCTGCCGCGGCCCTTGCGGTTGGCGTAGCTGTCGTGGATGAACGTCGGCTCCCACAGCGCTTCCAGCTGCGGCACCAGCCAGTGGTGCACGACGCGGTCGGCGAAGTCCGGCGCATGGATCTCGCGAGCCTTCGGGCGGGTTGCCACGAAGCACGTCGAGGGCCGTGGCTCCCAGCGGCCGGCCAGCAGCTCGCGCTGCAGCTGCAGCAGGCCGTCGGCCCAGCGATGGTCGAATCGCAGCTGGTTGAAGCTCGGAACCTTCTGGCGGCGCGCACGCCGCCATGCCTGGTACAACTCCTGCAGGCCTACCTCTCCCTGAAACTCACCGGCACGACGCACGGCCAACGCGAACCCGTTGTTGTTGCGGTGGTTGTTGTTGACGTTGCCGTTGTTGAAATTGACGTTCCACGCGGACGCCGAGGACCAGGCGGCCGCCTCCCCATACACTTGCGACCAGGCCGCGCAGCCCGGATGCGGATAGCGCGGGTTCGTCATGAGTTGGCCCCCGCAAGGGCGGTACGGGTACTCAGTTTCTTGCCGCGCTGCGCGACGCCATCGGCTTGCGCATTCTGGGCATGGGAGACTTCGCGCAGGCGGCGGCGCCAGCCGCCGGCCTGCATGCCCAGCTCTTCGGCCAGGCGGATAAGCATTTCAAACTGGCGGAAGCTGGCGAAGGCGCCAACCCTTTTGCCGATCTGCAGGAGCTGCTTGAGAGCATCGATATCCCGCACCAGCACCGCCACCCACCGCGCCTGCTCGGCGCGCTCACGCCAGGCATTGTTGGCGTTGATGAACACCAACTGGGAACGCGCGCGCAGGTCGCTGCCGATCTGGTAGCGATGGTAGCGAGCGAACCGGCGCACGGCGTTCTCGATCTCGACCGCCATGTGTTCGGCGGTCTTGATGATGGGTGGGGGCTGGAATCGGGAGGTCATCGGGAAAGCCTCAGCAGAAGATCAAATCACTGACCGGCACGACGCACGGCCAACGCGAACCCGTCGAGGCTGCGGTGGAGGTAGCCGACGCCGCCGCCGTAGAAATTGACGTACCACGCGGACGCCGAGGACCAGGCGGCCGGGGTCTTCGACCAGTACCAGTCGTTCTGGATGTCCTTGAAGAAGTCCGTGTTGATGGCCGGCGAGTAGCGGCTGCTGTCGATCAGCAGCTGATATTCCTCGATGGTCGGCAGATCCCAGTCGGTGTGGCCGAGCAGGTCCAGGGCCTTGGCGGCGGCCTCGCACTCGGCGTGCGGAACGTCGCTGTCCACGATGTTGGTGGCGGTGAAGGTCAGGCCGTAGTCGGGCAGCAGCACGGCGACGTGGTCGGTGGCAGTGTCCGCCAGCTCGGAACCGTCGGCGGCGATCTTCTTGAACGTGATGGGGCTCATGGTTGCTCCAGGGAAAGGGTCAAAAGGGCCAATTACTGACCGGCACGACGCACGGCCAACGCGAACCCGTCGTAGTCGCGGTGGCCGTCGTCGACGCTGCCGTAGCTGAAATTGACGCCCCACGCGGACGCCGAGGACCAGGCGCAAGGCGTGCTGGTCCAGTGCCAGCGGGGCAGCACGCCGGGGAACAGAGAGGGATCGATGGCCGGCTCATGGCGGGTGTCATCGACCAGAGCGGCCAGTTCGGAGCGAGTTGGCATACCCCAGTCGTCGTAGCCCAGCAGGCGCAGCTCGCTGCAAGCCTTCTCGCAGTCGGCTTGGCTCATCGGGTCACCATCGCTGTCGCCGATGGACTTGACCGCCCACATGAGGCCGGTGGCGTGGTCGATCACCGCGACGTGGTCGGTGCGCGGGTCGCTGCCGGCAGCGCTGGTGCCATCGGCGAACAGCTTCGTGTGGCCGACGGCGTACCGGTGGATGGACTGATCGTCATCGAGCTCGATCAGATGACCGGGGCGGAGGGTTTCGCTGGAGATGAAGATCTCCGCTTCGCCCTTGGTGCGGATGGTGATGGCGTTCATTGGGTTTTCCTTGATGGATGTCGCGTTGAAGTGCGGCTATCAGGCCGTGTGGTGCTTGGTGTGATGCGCCGACTTGGGGGTGGATAGTTCGCGCTTGTTGAGCGCTTCGATTGCCAGGGGCCGCACGAACCACGCCGCAAGGCCGTCCTCGGTCTCGCCCAGCCACGCGAGGCGCCAGTCCTCGCCAGGTGCCTCTGGCTTCCAGTCGTGCAACTCCTGTGCGGCGCTGTAGACGCCAGATCCGATGCCCTCTTCGGAAAACTCGCCTTCGACGACGACCAAGTCGAAGCCCTGTGCGAGGAACAGCGGCCGCAGCGATACCTCGCGACCGTCAGCCCACATGGGCACGTCCGGGTGGCACAGAATCTCGCCGTCGGCATTGCGCGCTGGGAGGCGACTCGGGTGATACAGGCCGCGCCACGGGTCGGCTGGATCGATCACGGTGCGGGTCTGATTCCTGACCAGCTCCAGCAGCTCGGTCGCCTGCGCCAGCCGGGCACGGGTGGTATCGCAGAGCGGTGTGTCGCCGTCCTGCAGGCTGCTACGCAGCGTCGAGACATGCGCGGCTACGGCGGCTTCGAACACGCGCAGATCCTGCAAACGCGGGAGGCGGTGATGCAGGTCACGCAGCGCGGTCTGGGCCTGGGCGAGAGTGATGGCCTTCGCCTGGTTCGGCAACCACACAGCTTCGACGGCGATCGCGCTGATCGTGTCGAATGCGTCGCGCAGGACGGGACAGTTCGTAGGGAGTTTCGTGAGGTTCGCGGTCATTGGCGGGCCTGATCGAATTGGGTGAAGGTGTTGACGAAGGCGCCGGCGAGCGGTGCATTGCAGACGGCATGCGCTTCGTCGGCAGGGCGACAGGGAAACGGCGGCGTGCGGCGGTACCGGCAGTTGGGGTCGTTGGCGTACTTGCCGTCCTTGAGTCGAATTACCTGGTACTCGGGGAACGCCTCATCAGGCAGCACCTGACGTGCCTCCTGCATCAGCGCGACGAATCGCGCCTGCCACTCGACCGGCATCGACTGCAGGGTGCGTCGCGGCACCACGTGGTAGGCCGCGCGACTGAGGCCGAAGGCGTGCCATGCCGGGCCATCGGAGTAGGTGCTGCCGGGCCTGCCCGGTTCAGAGACGGTCGCTGCGTGCGATTCGTTTCTCATGGTTGCCTCAGTCGATTTCATGGACTGCCACGCGCTCTGCATAGCTGCCGTGGCTGGCCGCGTGACGGCTCATCAGCGGACGAAGCGGGGTGTGGCCCAGCACCTCGATGTGCCCGCCCGCTGCGAGGGAGGCGTCCAGGTCGTCGGCCAACTGCTGCCGGTCCAGTTCCCGGTGACGGATCGTGGTCGCGGCGTCACTGACGCCGGTGAGCAGGCCAACCGCGCAGGTCGGCTGCGCCCGGGCAGGTGCCGCGCGCAGCGGCGCGATCGCATGTTGCGTGTGGCTGGATAGGCGCCAGATCCCGCGCACGCCGGAGCGATGGCAGATAGCCTGGCCGCTGCGTGCCAACCCCTTCAGCGTGTAGCCGATAGCCTGGTGGGTGCTGTTGATGCGGCCAGCGGTCTTGATCTGTTCGACCGTTGCGCCTTGCGGGAACATGGACAGGACCTTGCGCACTTCGGCGGCTCGGCCGATCTGTTGCGGGCGGGCGCTCATGCTCGGGCCTCCGCGAGCAGTTCGCGCATTGCCCAGCCGTGGTGCAGGACGCGCGATGAGTGGTGAGCAACGGCATCCGGATTGTTGGTCAGGACGAGCGTGTCCTCCAGGGGATAGGCGGTGTGGCCGTCCCAGTCGTCCAGTACCTCACGCAGGCCAAAGTGCGCGCGCAGTTCCTGTGCGTTGAATGTCTTACCGCAGCGTTGCGGCCCGTAGATGACAACAGAACGGTTCATGCGGCGATTCCTCGCGTGCGGCGCGTAGCGCGGTTGTTGGGGGAGATCGAACGAACGCGCACGCCTTGGCGGTCGAGCCAGCGGTGCGCGGCCTGTGCGGCAAGTCGGTTGAGAGAAAACGAGACGCCACCGAGGGTGAGCGAGTGGTGCGATACCCCCACGCTCCGGCTGGCGCTGGCGGCGACCTTCAGGAGCGACTCGCGTGGAGCGGCGGTGTAGAGGCCGGCCCATAGCCAGCCTTGGCACACCATCAGCACGAGCGACTCGCCCTGGTGGCCGGTGGCGAACTGCTGCTCGACGGGCAGCGTTGGCTGCGCGCTCATGCCGTGAGCGCCAGGTCACGGGCCTTGGCGATCTCGGCCTCGGCGGCGGCGATGCCGATGGCGGTCAAGGTCGCCTTGCGCGGCAGCTGGGGGTCGTCGTACCTGATCAGCACGCGCTCATCCAGCCAGTTCATGACGCGGCGCGTGAAGACCTTCTCCGGTCGGTTCGTGGGCGCGAATCCGCCGCGGGTGCGGTGCAGTGCGTGGTCCGAAGCGGCATGCGCTGCCAGCAGCGCGGCGCGTTCTTTCGGCTTGAGTGCGGCGGCCATAGCGTGTCTCCTGGTCAGGCTGCGATGGAGGTGGAAGGGGCGGCTGAGGCGAGTTCGGCCAGCACTTCGCCGCGGTGGCGGGCGAGGTGGGAGATCGGAATGCGGTAGTGGGCCAAGGTGCTGTCGGTCCAGCGCAGCTCGGCCAACGCGGCACGGTCGCAGGGAACCGGCCGGGTCGCGATGCCGCAGCGGTGGCACTCGATGTGGACCAGGTCGGGGCAAGCCGTCCCCAGGCGATGGCCGGTGGGGGCGCCGCTGGTGGTGACGATCTGCGGGCGATGGCCGTGGCCGCAGGAGGGAACCGATGCAGGCAGCGGGCGGGAGGTCTGGCGCATGGTCAGCCCCTCACCGAACTGCTGGTTGCCCAGCGGGCCTTGGCCGCATTGCGGTCGGCGTGGGCGCCGTGGATCTCGGCGATGCGCAGCGGCACGACAACGGCAGCCAGAAGTGCAACTGCCAGCCAGGCGATGCGGAGGCGGCGGCTCATTGCGTCGCTCCGTCGGTGCTGGACTGAGAAGATGCGAGGAGCAGGCGGTTCAGCAGGTTGAGCCACTTGTTGAGGCCCTCGGCTTCCTTCTCGGGCACCCAGAAAATGGTGCTCTCCGCTTTAAGCAGTAGATGGCCGCGGTTGTCCCTCCGAATGCCCATCAGGCGGTCCGGTAGAAGGGTGAGCTGGGTCAATGTGGCGCCATCAATGCCGCGCGCTTTCTGTCGGGCGGTCGCATTGCGGCGGAGGGCCAGCGAGAACTGACGCTCGCCCTGGTCATATGTGATCGTCAGGGTGCAAGAGCCGGCCATCTGCACGAGGTGCACCTGTTCCCGTTCGCCCACAAATGCGCAGCGCGTCATGCCCGCACCTCAGCAGACATGTCGCGCGAGCAGGCTTCCAGTCGGAGGCTGGCAACGCCCATGCGCCGGGAGCGGCGCAGCTGGTTGCGGCTGTGTTCGCCCTTGCTGCGAACCCACAGGGTTCGGGCGGTGCTGTGATCGCGTGCTGCCACTGCCCGCAGGGCCTTCACGGCCAACAACGGCAGCAGGCAGGGGCTTGGATCGGCGTAGCGATGAGACATGGCGCGCTCCTGTTCGAAGGAGGGCGCCGGCGGGTCAGGGGCCGAGGGGGCGGCTGCTACCGGCCAGGGGAGAGGCCAGTAGGATGGCGACCCGCCGGTCGCCCGCCAGCTGCACAGCTGGCAGGGCGGACTCTACAAACAAACTTGCGTGCTCGTCAACAAGAAAACTTGCGTCATTGCGGTTGGAGTGGACTTGTGCCGGCCAGGAGGCTGTCCTCGCCGCAGCTGAATGCGCCCTCGAATGCTAACCTTCAGGCCTTCTATGGAGGGAGGGGAGCTGTATGGAAGTCTTCTTCAGCACACTGGGCGCTCTGGGCGTCTGGCTGGTTGCCTTAGCCGTGCTGGCATTGGTGGTTATGGGGTTGCTCATGCCTTTTGCCGTGTTCGGCATCAAGCCGCTACTGCGGGTGCTTATCGAGGAGCAACGCAGGAACAATCGGCTGCTGGCTAGGCAGGGGTTGAGGGACCAAGGAATTGAGGCAGGGGACGTGGCAGGCGTGGCCACGTCCAAAGATGACCGTGAGCCGCAGACGCTACAGGACTTCATCCGGGAACGTGGCGGGCATAGTCCGTGACTGTCCTCGTCAAGGGTTCGGCAGCACTTCAGCCATGTTCTTGATGAGTCCAGTCTGCTCAAGCGGGAAGCCTTCCATGATGGCTTCCCTTGCTTCTTCCATCTCGCAGAGCAACGCACGAAGCTCTTGCGCTGAAAGGTCGGTTAGGCGTTGCCTCAGGACCAGGTGCTGGTCGACTAGCCAGCTCAGCTGGAAGGCTTCACATAGCAGGCGAATCCTGCGGATGTACGCGAAGGCGATCGCGTCATTTGACGCTGTCGCGTGGCACTGTCGTGGGCACCTTGCGTCGGGCGGCCGTGCCTGCTGCCGAACTTTGCTAGCGAGTGCCTGCGCGAGAGCTTCCAGTGCTGCCGCTTCCTTCATGATCAACCCCCTTTGAAATCTGGCGCTTCCGCAGGTGTGCGGTGAAGTCGACCACGTTGTCTGGCGTAACTGCCTTCTCCTGACGGGCGGTCAGGTAGTTGTGAGCCAAGATGACAATCGAGGCGTCGTTCGCGTCTTCTGGATCGAATGAAGACCCGAGCGCAAGGCAGGCTAGGCGGACAAGTTGGTACGACGCGGCAAGCGTAGGGGCGTCGAGTTGCACTGGTTGAGATTGTGCAGAACGGGGTGCTGAGAGGGCACAGAGCGGCTCGCCCTTGTCCCAAGTCAGGAACTGCTCAACAGACATGCCGAACGCGCGTGCCAGCTCCGGGATGTACCGGGGGCGGCGGGTCGGGGTGTCCAGCAACTGCTGGATGTGCTGGTACTTCACGTTGGGTGCGCCCGCCGCGCGGACACGGGCTGCAAGAGCCTCCACGCCAAGTCCGTGGGCCTCCATAAGGCCCCGTGTGATTTCACCTATCAACATGCAAGCAATCTTGCACTGTTGATTCGCAAGAAAGATTGCGCTAATTTACCGCAAGAATTCTTGTGAACGGGCATTCCATGACCCCTCTGCAACGGGCTATCGCGATCTGTGGCACCCAAAGTGAGCTGGCGCGTCGGGTTACCGGCAAGCCCGCCACGGGCTATGTCTATCACTGGCGCAAGAACGGTGTGACTGAGGAGGTAGCGATTGCCATTGAGCGGGCCGTTGCGTCGGCGATGGCCGAGAACCAGGACGCTGCGCGGCGCGCCGATACCCTCGGGGGAAGAGTGACCGCCGATGAACTGATCCCGGGTGTCCGCTGGGAGCGTGATGCTGACGGCGCGATCGTGGGCTACTTCAAGAGAGTCGTCGGATCGGCGGGGGTTGTTAATGCCAGCCCGTGATCCTGCACTAACCGTCGCCATAGCCCGCTTCGGTTGGGTTCGCGGGCACCAGCACTACCGCCTGCGCCTCATTCGGCAGCAGCTCCGCAAGGGCGGGGTGGTTTTGATGCTTCTGGCGATGATTCTCCTTCTGGTGGTCGGAGTGCAAGGGCGCCCACAAGACCGCAACAACACCGCCTGTCCCGGTGCGAACGTCAAAGGATCGAATGGCCTGAAAGCGCATGCGCCGAGGGAAGCTGATGATCTCTGGCATAGCCGGAATTTTGAGGGCTGCACCGGCCGGCATGGAACGATGAAATGCTCGGCATTTCAGGGGGAGGGCGCATGACTTGCCTTCGCTCTGATCTGCATTGGCGGGACGCCCTAAACAATGCAGTTTCCTGCGCACCAGGTGGTGTGCAAGACGCTGCTGCACACGTGAGCAGGCGTCGCGGAAAGTCCATTACTACAGAGACGCTGCGGAAAAAGCTGCGCGGAATCGAGGGCGAGTCTGTCTCCATGGAGATGGCCGAGATCCTCACCGAGTACCTACAGCGATTCGTGGGTACGCAGGCGATGGCAACCGACTGGGTGTGCTCATTGGCTGGACAGTTCGGCTTGATGGTGGATTACGTGCCAGCGCCACCTGTCGGCGGTTGGCCAGACGAGCTGGCGGCGATCCAGAGCAAGCTCCTCGAACTGCACAAGCTGACAGGCCAACTGGCTGGGGCGGGCATTGATGCACTGGCCGACCAACGGCTGAGCATTCCAGAGGCTGATCGCATCCAGGACCTGTCCCGCGAAGTGCGGACGCTCTGTTTCAGGCTGGAGCGGAATGCGTGCCGCGCTGCTGGTCAGCAGGGTGCTGAGGACTGACGTGGCAGTTCACCGCGCCCATCGATCCAAGTATCGACGGCGTGGTCAGGCCAGCGCTTCTGCGCGGCATGCCATGGAACTCGCAGCACTCGCGCTAACTGACGCGGTGCCGGGACTGATAGGCGATGAGGCATTGGCAGAGCGCGAGCGCATCCGCCAGCGACAAGAGCAGCAAGACAACCGGCAGCACTGCCTGCCTTTGGGGAACCCTGATGTACCACGCAAGCATTGATTCGGCCCCATCCCCCCGGGTGGCTTGTGAAAGGCCACGTGCTGGCCGCGCTACTGAATCCGCCCTGGCATTGAGAGCGATTCTCGATACCAGCGTTGGGTCCTCCCTGGACCTGACGAACGCGGGTATTCCGACGCGCATTTCCTGGGTAGATAGCGGCTCGGGAAACTACTGAATGTCTGAGAACTATGGGGATGTGCTGCAGCAGCTGCAGTCCGCTGGCCTGCTGATCACCGAACTGGACACCACCGGACGCATGGTCCGTTGTCGCGTCGAGGGCTCACGCGAGCGCCGCGGCTGGTACGCGCTCCACGAACTGAACACCTCGGCTGGCGAAGTGCTGGTCGTCGGCACATACGGCGTCTGGCACGGCAACGAGAACGGCGCAACCAAGGTCGATCTGCGCAAGCGCGACAAGACCTTCTCCGATGAACAGCGCGAAGCGCTGCGCAATCGGCTGGCCGAGGACCGCCGCCGTGCGGAATCTGCCCGTCAGACCCAAGCGAAGCGGGCTGCAGAGCGGGCGTCGTCCGCCTGGGCCAAGGCAAATGCAGTTGGCGAGGCTGATTACCTGGTCAGCAAGGGCGTGCAGGGTTTCGGCCTGCGCTATGGCACGACGGGCGCCGCACTTGTTCCGCTGCTGGACGTCAACGGGCAGGTGCACGGCCTACAGGTGTTGCGCAGCGCGAAGCTGGCGGCGGCAGGACGCAAGCCGGCCAAGGAGTACTGGCCGGCAGGCATGGTCAAGAAGGGCCACTTCCACCTAATCGGCGGAAGTCCCCAGTGGATCTTGCTGGTGGCCGAGGGCTATGCCACTGCGGCCACGTTGCACATGGCGACGGGCTACCCGGTGGCAGTAGCGTTCGACGCCGGCAACATGCTGGCCGTCGCCTCGGCACTGGCGAAGCGTTATCGCGGCATCAAGATGCTGCTGTGCGCCGATGACGACGTGCTGCAGAAGTGCCGACACTGCAAGAGCCGCCTCGTCCTTGCCGACCATCCGCAGTTCTGCCCCTCCTGCGCGCAGCCTCATGGCGCATCGAATGCAGGTCTGCTTGGTGCCGAGGCCGCAGCGCTGGACGTGGGTGGAGCGGTGCTGCATCCGGTCTTCGCAGATGAGTCGGGCAGGCGTGAGCGCTTCATCGACAGCGGCCGCAAGATCAGCGACTTCAACGATCTGCACGCCCAAGAGGGCCTGCATGTCGTGCGGGCGCAGGTCGAGGCCCGTCTCACGGAGCTGTCCTGGCGGGTGCCAGCAGAAAAACGCGCGCCTTCCATCACCAGCAACGGGGGCGACGGGAATGATCGCCTGGCACCGATCCACTCGCTGAGCGAGTTGCTTGAGCGCTTCGCCCTGGTCTATGGGCAGGGCGGCACGGTGTTCGACCACAAAGAACACATGTTGGTCGCACTGGGCGACATGCGCGATGCCTGCGTGCGCAAGGAATTGCACCGGGCGTGGATGGAGCATTCGGATCGGTCCATCGTGCGGGTACGCGAAGTTGACTTCGACCCCTCGTGCGAGAAACCAGGGGTGACATGCAACCTCTTTGCCGGTTGGCCGACCGTACCGCAAGAGGGCAACTGCGACCGGCTGCTGCATCTGCTCTGGCACATGTGCGGCAACGAAGCCAACCAGAAGGCGCTGTACGACTGGGTGGTCAAGTGGCTTGCTTACCCGCTGCAGCATCCTGGCGCCAAGATGAAATCGACCATCGTCATTCATGGTCCGCAGGGCACCGGCAAGAACATGTTCTTCGATGAGTACATGAAGCTCTACGGTGACTATGGGCGCGTGTTGGACCAGGCGGCGCTGGAAGACAAGTTCAATGACTGGGCCAGCCGTAAGCTGTTCCTGCTGGCCGACGAAGTGGTCGCACGCACCGAGGTGTACCACCTCAAGAACAAGCTCAAGGCGCTGATCACGGGCGACCGCATCCGCATCAACCCGAAGAACATCCAGGCCTACGAGGAAGACAATCACGCGAATCTGGTGTTCCTCTCGAATGAAGCGATGCCGGTCGTTCTGGAAGAGGACGACCGGCGCCACGCGGTGATCTGGACGCCGGAGAAGCTGAGCCTGGAGTTCTACACCGAGGTGCTGGCCGATATCCGCAACGGCGCAACGGCAGCGTTGCACCACTACCTGCTGCAGGTTGACCTGACCGGGTTCACCAACGGCACCCATCCGCCGATGACCCATGCGAAGGAAGAGCTGATCGGCTTGAGCCAGGACAGCCCGCAGCGCTTCCTGGACGAGCTCTACGGCGATGACATTCCCGGGCTGAAGCCCATGCCGGCGCTCTCGAAAGAGTGGTACGAGGTCTATAAGGCCTGGTGCGCGCGTGAGGGCTTGCCGCGCCCGGCACCGTCACCAAAGTTCATCAACGCACTGGTGCGCAAGCGCCAGATTATCCACCCCGACCGGGCCCGGAAGCGCTACCAGATCGAGCAGACCGTGAACGGGCCACATGGCTTCCTGATGCTAGGCGATTGCACGGTGCCTGACGGGAAGACAGAGGCAGCATGGCTGGGCGACCAGGTCGTGTCCTTCCGCCGCATGTACTCCGACTACAAGGGGCGTGCGTGATCACTATGCCCATTGACGTGCGGGGAGTGCGGGATGTGCGGGCAGATGTGCGGGCATTGATTTGCCGTGAATCGCTTGCAGCAGTAGGCGTGTGCGGGACGTGCGGGCATCGGCCTACATGGGCGGGCGCGGGCGCGAACGGGTATCGCGCTGCAAAGCCGCAATGCGTCTCGCGTGCGTATGTGGGTGACCGCACATCCCGCACACACCGCACACGCCTTGTGCCATGTCGATTCGGCGGCTATCGCATCCCGCACACGCCACCGCACAGCCCGCACATGCTCACGCGCGCGCGTTTTTCCGCTTTAACGATCTTCGAAGGAAATGGAGTAGGGGGAATCAATGGCTGAGGAAGACGTGACGATCACTGGCAAAGAGCTGGCCTCGCTGATCGGCTGCAAGCCGTCCTACGTGGTAGAACTGAGGAAGAAGGGCAGGGTGGTGGTCGGTGATGGAGGCAAGGGATTCCTGAAGGCCGCCTCCCTGGAGCTCTACGCTCGCACCGCAGACCCGGTCTATGCCGGTGTCGCCCAGCGCCACGCAGATGAGCGCGGTAGCGCGCTGGTGGGGAGCGGGGAGGGGGTCGATGCTGTAGACGCCGACGTCGATGACGACGAAGAGGATGGCGACGACGACGATGCCAAGACTTCACGGGTAGGTCGGCCCCAGACCCCAGACTCCGCGCGCAAGGCCAAGGCGCTGGCCGACAAGGCAGAGACCGACGCGCACATGGCCCACATCGCGCTGCAGAAGGAGCTAGGGCTGCTGCTGCCGCGTGCGGACGTGGAGGCATTCCTCGCTGAGCATGCAACGACGTTCCGGGGTGCGATGGAACGCCTGGCTGACACGCTGGCGCCGCAGCTCGCCGCAACGCTGGATGAGGCCGGTTGCCGGCGGCTGGTCTGGGATGAGGTGAGCCACGCCCTGGAAGAACTCAGCCAGGGCTTCCGCACGTTGGCGGCCAAGGCAGCGGAGGCTGCGGAATGATGGAGGCACAGAGCTGCCTGGCGTCGGTGCTGGCGCGCTCGCTGCAGCCGCGGCGGCCCATGAGCGTTTCGCAGTGGTGCGACGAACACATGCGCCTGTCCACCAAGAGCGGCAGCAAGCCCGGGCGCTGGGTGACGGACCGCAACCCGCCACTGCGTGAGCCGATGGACAACATGTCCGCCCGTAGCCCGGTGCATGACCAGGTCTGCATGTTCCCGATCCAGTTCGGCAAGAGCCAGCTGGCGACCAATTCCATGGCCTATTGGATGGACTATGCGCCGGGCCCGATGATGTATGCGCTGCCGGGTGAGGTGTCCATGAACAAGTGGATCGCCCAGAAGCTGAACCCGATGATCGAGGTCTGCGCAGCAGTCAAGAAGGCGCTGACCAGCACCGCCAGCCGCGACAGCGCGAACCAGCGCACGTTCAAGGACTTCGCTGGCGGCCAGCTGTTCGTGGAGCACATGGGTAGCCCGCAGCGCCTGAAGTCCTCGACGGTGAAGTACCTGCAGGTGGATGAGATCGATGAGGCCCCGCAGCAGCTCTCCACCGGCGACGATCCGGTGAAGATGCTGGACGGCCGCACGTCGTCTTTCCCGACCACCTACAAGCGCCAGTACATCAGCACGCCTGGCATCGCCGGACTCAGCCGGATCGCCAAGCTGTACGACAAGAGCGACCAGCGCCGCTATCACGTGCCGTGCCCCCACTGCGGCCATTACCAGGCGCTGCAGTGGAGTGGCCTGGTGTGGTCGCCCGATAAGAGCCACGCGTGGTACGCCTGTTGCGAGTGCGGTGTCGCCATCGAGGAACACTTCAAAACCGACATGATTGCCAACGGCCGCTGGGTGGCGGCCAACCCTGACTCGCCCATTCGCGGCTACACCATAAACTGCCTGTACTACCAGTTCGGGCTGGGGCCGCGCTGGTTGGACCTGGTGAAGGAGTGGCTGGAGGCGCAGGGTGATCCTGCCTCCCTCAAAACCTTCGTGAATGACCGGCTGGCCGAGACGTGGGAAGACCCGTCAATGCGCGCGGTCAAGCACAATGTGATCAAGGATCGCGCCGAGCCGTACACCCTGCGCTTGGCTCCGCTCGGGGTGCTGGCGGTCACGGTGGGTGTCGATACCCAGGATGGTCGCCTGGCGGTTCACACCATTGGCTGGGGGCGTGGCATGACCGCCTGGACACTCGACTATGTGGAACTGCAAGGTGATCCCGCAGAGGACGCCGTGTGGGTTGCGCTGACGGACCTGCTGAACCGCGCCATCGAGCGAGCGGACGGCTCTCTTCTGCGTCCGATGGCGGTCGCTATCGACGCCGGTGGTCACCGCACGGAGGCGGTCAAGAACTACGTCCGCCAGCGGCGTGTCACCAGGCCCATGTGTATTTTCGGCGCCGTTCCGAACAACGCCCCCGTGCTGTCGAAGGGCAAGCTGGCTGACGTAACCTGGAACGGCAAAACTGACAAGCGTGGCATCACCATTCACCACGTCGGCACCGTGGCTGCGAAGCACTATCTGTATAGCCGCCTCTCCGCCGATGCGGAGCGCGCTGTCGAGACGCGATTGGTGCATTTCAGCGATGAGTTGCCGGATGAATACTTCCCCGGTTTGGTGTCGGAGGTCTACAACCCGGTGAAGAACCGATTCGAGAAGAGGGTTACACGTAACGAGCCGCTGGACACTTGGGTCTATGCCTACGCCGCCGCGCATCACCCGGAGGTCCGCCTGCATCGCTACACGCGTGCAGACTGGGACGTATTGGAGGCCCGCTTGCTGCTGACTGTGAACAGTGCTGATTCCCGTGAAACAGAGGCAGCGCCGGCCGATGTCCAGGCGAAGAGTGTTTCGCGTGGAACGCAACAGGTCCGTCCGCGTAGCAGCGGGCTGGCGCGAGATGGGTGGGCGCTCTGATGGCGAAACGTACCGAGTCAGCCGAAGAGTTGAGGGAGCGGATCCTGGCCGCGATGCGGGCCGACATAGGTATCAGTGAGCGCATGGCGCTTCCGTTCGTTGAATCCGTGATGCAGTGCTTTGCCGGAGAGCAGCCGTACTTTCCTGCAGCAGTTCGAACCTACCCCTTGGCGGAAATTCGTCGCTCTCTGGAAGCTGGGATTCCAGTGAAACAGGTCATGCGAGACTTTGACGTGTCCAGATCAAAGCTGCACGAGCTGTTCCCTGGCGGGCTTCCGAGAAAGGGAAAACAGGTGTCGTCCACGGTTTCAATGAAAGTGGAGACAAATTAGTTTTCTGCTCCTTTTGAATCAGTAACTTAAGGGGGCCGCTGTCCACGGTTTTATTGAGTTCGTGGACAGTGCTATCCGTAGCCTATGTAGTCATGAAGACTGCTCAGGAAATGCTGGATTTCTACATCGACGCGGAGGTCGCCGTTCTTTCGGGCCAGACCGTTCGCATCGGTGATCGCCAGTTGACCCGGGTGGACCTGGCTGAGATCCGTTCCGGTCGGAAAGAGTGGCAGGCTGCGGTCCTGCGTGCAGGCTCGGTCGCCGGTCGGCGGGCACGCTGGGCCAACGCCGATTTCGGTGGGGTGACCTGATGTCCTCCGCGCAGATCGCCAAGGCACGATTGGGCGCCGCTCTCGGCGCCGATCGCGCTGTTCAATCGGCGCGGGCTCAGATGGTCCCGGTAATCGCCCGCGCGCACGAAGTCACGCGCCCATCACGAAACAGAAAGCTGGCGAGGGACTGGGGCAGCGGCAATGCAATCGCAGGCATGGATGCGCGCCAGCTCCGCGATCAGGCCCGCCATTTGGAGCGCGACCTGGATCTGGCGGACAACGCGCTGAACGTCCTCGTGCAGAACACGGTTGGCGCAGGCATCGACGTGCTTTCTGCACCTCGACTTCCTGGGCAGCCGATCAACCGCGAACTGGCATTGCAGCTGGACGACCTCTGGGACGCTTGGTGGGACGCACCCGAGGCCACCCGGACGCACGACTACGGTATGTGCCAGCAGCTGCTGGCACGCAGCTGGTTCCGCGACGGCGATGCGTTCTATCAGGATCTGATCGGCACCGTGCCGTACTTCGAGCACGGCACTGCCGTGCCCTATAGCTTCGAGATGCTGGAAGCCGACCTGGTTCCGCTGGACTTCAACGATCCGGCGCGCAACATCCTGCAAGGTGTCGAGCGCAACGCCTGGGGCCGGCCTATCGCGTTCCACGTGTACAAGAGCCATCCGGGCGATCCGATGGGCACTCGGCTGGAGACCAAGCGGGTTTCTGCCGAATTCATGCATTGCATCGCGCTGATGAAGCGCCTGCACCAGGTGCGGGGGCTCAGCGTGTTCGCGAGTGCCATGTCCCGCTTCGAGGACGTGAAGGACTACGAAGAGTCCGAACGGATTGCTGCCAAGGTGGCGGCGTCGATGACGTTCCAGATCAAGAAGGGCAGTGGCGAGCAATACGGCGCGGATCTGGGCGGGCAGACCATCCTCCAGGACGGTGTTCCGATTCGTGAGCTGCGCCTTGCCCCCGGCGCGATCTTCGATGATCTGCTGCCTGGCGAGTCGATTGAGAGCCTGGGTACCGACCGGCCGAATCCCAATGCCGCCACTTGGCGCAAGGAACAGTTGCGCGCAGCTGCCGGCGGCATCGGCGTGAGCTATTCCAGCCTGTCGCTGGACTACAACGGCACCTATTCGGCGCAGCGTCAGGAGCTGGTCGAGAAGTGGGGCAGCTACCTGATGCTGGCCGAGCGCTTCATTGCCCTGTGCGTGCGACCGCAGCGCATGCGTTTCGTGGAGGCATGCGTGCTTTCGGGACGCGTGCGCCTGCCCCGTGGATGGACGCTGCGGGACCTGGCCGCCTCCACGTACGTCCGCCCGGTGATGCCGTGGATTGATCCGTTGAAGGAGGCCTACGCACGCGGCGAGGCGGAGGACCGCGGCTGGGTGTCGCCGCAGCAGAACACGCTTCAGTACGGCAACAACCCCGCTGAGGTACTGCGTCAGCGTCAGGACTGGCAGGAACAGACCCAGACCCTTGCGCCGCCGGCGCCCAACACCAGTGCAGAAGCCCGTGCCCAAGTCTTGGGCCAGCTGACGCGCGATCTTTCTAGGAGCGAATGACATGCGTGCACGTCTGTTGGCCAGCGCGATCCAGAACACCATCCGCGCGGACGCGGCAACCGAAGCCGAGCTTGGCCCGGCCCTGTATCAGGTCCGGGCAGAGGCCGATGTCGCCGACGTGATGATCTATGGCGCCATCGGTGGCTACCTGTTCGAAGAGTCGGTTTCCGCTGCAGACCTGGTCGAGCGGATCGGCCAGATCACGGCCGGCACCATTCATGTGCGGCTGAATAGTGTCGGTGGTGTTGTCGCCGATGGCATGGCAATCCACAACGCGCTGCAGGCCCATCCGGCACACAAGATCGTCACCGTGGAGGGGCAGGCCGCATCCATCGCCTCGCTGATCCTGCAGGCTGGCGATGAGCGCCGGGTCTATGCCAGCTCCCTGGTCATGGTTCATGCGCCACGTACCGTGGCTGCCGGCAGCGCTACCGCATTCCGTCAGAACGCAGAGGCGCTGGACGCGCACGCGGCGGCAATGCTGGAGGCCTATGCAGCCCGCTCCGGCCGGCGTGAAGAGATGGAGCGACTGCTTACCGACGACGCCGACCATTGGTTCTCCGGTCCGCAGGCCGTCGATGCCGGTCTGGCCGATCTGGTGGTGGACGCCGACCCCGGTGCCACGGCCATGTGGACGTCGGCATCTACCGTCGCCATCAGCGGCTATTTGCAGTCCATCGAGGGGGCTGGCGCGCCAGTTCTTGCCCAGCTGCGCCGCAGCATCGTCGCCAGCCTCTCTCCGCAAGTATTCGCCTCGCTTCCCGAGGTCAGTCAGTCGGCCGTGATCGGCCATATCGAGGATCCAACAATGAAGAAGCAGTACAGCGCCATCCTCGCGAACGCCGGTCGACAGAGCCCGGCAGTCGCAACCACCGCTGCCACGCCAGCCACCCCGGTCGTCGCTGCGGCTCCCGCTCCAGCGCCGGCCGCGGGCGATCCGGTCCAGGCCGCTCTGGGTGCATTGCGTGAGCGCAATACCCAGATTCAGGCTATCGCGCTGCCCCACATGGGCAACGCGCAGGTCCGTGAGTACGTGGATGGCGTGATCGCGCAGGCGGACTCCAACATCACCGCCGATGCGGTGGGCCGCCACATCCTGGCACTGTTGGGCAGCAATGCCGCTCCGCTCAACGGCGGTTCGGGCGTCGTCGCAGGCGCTGATCAGCGTGATCTGAGCCGCGCAGCCATGTCCAACGCAATCCAGGCCCGCGCCGGCCTGGTTCAGGCAACGGATGGTAACCCCTTCCGTGGCATGTCCATGACCGAGATCGCCCGAGCCTGCGTGCAGCAGGCCGGTGTGGACACCCGTGGTATGGAGCGCCTGGAAGTGGTCGGTATGGCGTTCACCCACAGCAGCTCGGACTTCCCGCAGCTGCTGGGCGACGCCTCGCGCCGGGCGCTGCTGCAAGGCTACCAGGAGGTTGAAGAAACCTTCGACCAGTACACCCGAGCGGTGAACGTGGGTGATTTCAAGCCGACCAACTTGGTCGGACTGGGCGCATTCTCGGATCTGGACATTGTTCCGGAGGGTGGCGAGTACAAGCAGGGCTCGTTCTCTGAGCAGTCGCAGGCCATGAAGATCGTGACCTACGGCAAGCTGTTCACCATCACCCGCCAGGCCATCATTAACGACGACTTGGGAGTGTTCGGCGACGTGCCGCGCAAGATGGGCCAGGCTGCACGCCGCACGCTCGCGAAGGCGGTGTTCGACCTCATCAACAGCAACCCGATCCTGGCTGACGGCAAGCGCCTGTTCCACGCTGACCACAAGAACCTGCTGCCTGCCGCGCTGATCAGCACTGCCAGCGTAGGCGCGATGCAGGCTGCGATGCGCCTGCAGAAGGATGCTGACGGCAATCTCATCCAGGTGCCGATGCGCGGTCTGTTGACGCCGGTGGCGCTGAGTGGCCTGGCAAAAACCGTGCGCACCGCCCAGTTCGCCGTGGGGGCGGGCGTTGGCAGCAACGACCCCAACATCGTGCGCGAAACCTTCGAAGTCTGGGATGACGGGCGTCTGGACGCCAAGGATGCACAGGCCTGGTACGGCATCTCCAACCCCGCCTACGTAGACGGGATCGTGGTGGGCTACCTCGACGGCAACCAGACGCCGTATCTGGAGCAGCACCAGGGCTTCACCGTCGACGGCGTGTCCTGGAAGGTGCGCTTGGATGCGGCGCCGGCCATTGCGGACTACCGCGGCATCTACAAGAACCCGGGTAACCCCTGACCGTCTCGCATCGAGGTCGCCGCATTAGCGGCGGCCTCCTGAACCCCCTCACGCATCCGGAGAGTATTTATGAAGAACGCACATCAGGACGGCCGCGTGCTCGACGTGACCCTGGCCGCTGACACCAAGAGTGGCGAGTTGGTGGTACAGGGCAAGCTGGTTGCCGTCGCTGTCACCGATGGCAAGGCCGGCGAGATCATTGCGACGCATGTCGAAGGCGTTTTCGAGGTCCCCAAACTGCCCGCCGCCGTGTTCGCTGTCGGCGCCACTGTCAATTGGGACACCGCCGCCGGCCACGCGATCGCTGCTGCTGCCGGTGCTGACCAGGTTGGCGACATCGGCTTCGCAGTCTACCCGGCAGCAGCCGGTGCGCTGACCGTTTTCGTCCGGTTGACCCCGGGCTCCGCCGCAGCAGGCGCGTAACCGAACAGGCCGGCACCGCTCACATACGCCCGGGTGGCGTGAGCGGTGCCGGTTCTTCAACAGCGACAACGGGGGATGGCATGGGCACCACCAGCACGCCGCGCGGCGTACGTAACAACAATCCTGGCAACATCGACCGTACCAGCACGCCGTGGCAGGGTGAGGATCGGTCCGCCGCGGCCATCGCGCGCGAGCAGCGCTTCTGCGTGTTCCTGACCCCTCAGGCCGGGTTCCGCGCTCTGGCGAAGACCCTGCTCACGTACCAGCGCAAGCATGGCCTGCGCACGGTGAAGGAGATCATCGGGCGCTGGGCACCCTCGGTGGAGAACGATACTGGTGCATACGTCCTGCAGGTTGCCACTGCGGTGGGCGTTGCGCCTTCGGAAGTCATCCGCTTGGATAACGCGGTCACTCTGAGCCGTCTGGCTACCGCTATCGCCAAGCATGAAAACGGCGGAATGTACTGGCGCCCGGACGTGATCGACGCCGGTGTTGCAGAGGCGCTGCGCTGATGGTCGGGGGCGGCGTCACCGCTACGGCTCCCTGGTGGGCTGCAGGCAGCGTGGTAGCGCTGTGGCTGCTCCGCGAGACGTGGACGGCGTTCCTCTCTCGTAGGAAGGAGCGTACCGAGACCGACGCCAACGTGGATCTCATCAAGGGCCTGTCCGACCGTGTCTCCTTCCTCGATCAGAGGGTCACCGCCCAGGATGAGCGGCTGCAGGCTGAAATGCTGCTGCGGCTCAGGGCGCAGGAGGAGGCCAGCGCCCTGCGCACGCGTGTGCGCCAGCTCGAATCGACGCTGCGGGGCCTTGGTGCGGTTATCCCGCCCGAAGACCCGGTGGTGTCCCCATGATCCGCACCCTCGTCGTCGCCATTCTTCTGCTGCTGGGCGTCATCGTCTGGCAGCGCGGCTCGGTGTCCATCGCGCACCGTGCGGCCGACCAGGCCGCGTCCAGCCGTGACGCCATGGAAATCGAGCGTGATGCCGCTCGCGCTGAGGCCGATGCCGCAGCCAAAACCCTGAAGGCAGAGCGTGGCAGCGCCGCCGCCGCGAACAACCTGGCATCCAAGTACGAAAAGGAAAAGAACGATGCACAGAAGGCATCTGATCGCCTCATCGCTGATCTTCGCGCTGGCAACCAGCGCCTGCACCAGCGTTGGCAAGCGTCCGTCGCCACCGCAGAGCTGTCCGCGGCCGCCGCTGCCGGCAGCCAGCCTGATGGTCGAGCCGACGACCGAATTGAAAGTGCGGGCCGAGCTATTGGCGCCGCCGCCCAGTGCGACGCCCAGGTGAGGGCACTGCAGGCTTACGCAATGCTGTGTTCGGGAGGTGCGCGGTGAGCGAGGTCGACTTCCTTCGCGATCTGGATGGCACCTTGCACGCCGCCTTTGCGCTGGCAGGCATGGCGTCGCAAGGTCGGTACACGGCCAAGGATGGTCCGACCACCGAGGGTGTGCGTGCCTATGTGGAGCGCGACGTTGAGACCATCGGTGAACTGCGTCAGTTCAGGTCAGGCCGTGTGGAGATCGCGTACCTGCGTTCGGACGTAGCGCCTGACCAAGGCGATCGCTTCGAGGTGGTTTCGAGCGCGTTCGGTACTGAGGTCTTCGTCAACAGTAAGAAGATCAGCGATGACGGCTCGCAGAGCCGCTGGCTGGTGACCCGTGGCTGACCTGGCAGAGCCGCTGTCGTGGCAGCTGGTGGAGTTCCTGGCTGCTCGCGTCCGCCTGATCTCGCGCAGCAGTGGCTTCCGCACCGACATCGGTGCGGGCGCCGTAATCATCGATGAAACCGAGATCAGCGAGGACAGCACCGAGCCAGCAACGATCATCTCTGTCCGCCAGCTTTCGCGCAGTGGTGGCGGTGTGGCCCAGTCCAGTTCCGATGCGGCCATCACCATCGAGTTCGAAGTTCCGCGTGGCAGCGATGAGGCGAATCCTAGGCTGCTCGTTCATCGCGCGCGCCATGACCTGATCCGCGCCCTGACGTTCAAAGAGAAGTCGCTGCCGCTGGGGGTGACCAGTTTCGAGCTGCTCGAAACCCAGCTGGCGACCCTGGAGGACGATGCCGGGCATACCGCCGTAGTCGCTCAGATCACCGCGCGGGCTGGTCTGACCGAGACCTTTGAGCCCGTGTCCAACCCGTAAAGGAACCAGAACCATGGCACAGCCAAAAGTCCGCAAATTCGCAGGTGACCTGCGCTTCTGGGAGCACGGCTCCGAGGGCGTTCGCGTCCCCGTCATCCCCGAGCCCGCCGACAAGTTCGGCAATCAGCCCCTGGAGCAGTCCTCGTTGACCTTCAGCTACGAAGCCGGCGATTCGGTGGAGATCAAGAGCAAGCGACGTGATGCTCGCTATCAGCAGATCATCCACAAGGACTCGAATCCGGGCGTCACCAACGTCTCGATCACCGCGCTGGAAGTGCCGCCGGCCTTCTTGGCTCGCATGCTGTATGGCACCCTGGTCAACACCACCGTGGCCGCCGGCTCGGCAAACGCTGTGTCGGTCACTGTTGGCAGCGTGGATACCCCCGTCAAGCTGCCGCACAACTTCATCGAAGCAACGCCGGCCCCGGTGTTCAAGAAGGGCGAAGTGGACCTGGTGAAGGGCACCGACTATGACCTCGAGCCCCGTCATGGTTTGCTGATCCCCAAGAAGGGTGGCGCGCTGCAGGCCGGCGATGTTGTGGCTGCCGACTACAGCTTCGATGCCTATCTGGAAACCGCGATCAGCGGCGGCACAACCCCGAGCAAGTCGTTCCAGGTCTTGGGCGATATGCAGGACCGCATCAGTGGCGACGAAGGGCTGCTGACGATCCCCAGTGTCGACCTGACCGTCGATGGCGACGTTGACTGGTTCAGCGATGAGCCGATTCAGGTGACCTTGACTGGCCCGGTCATCTTCCAGGCCGGCGAAACCGATCTCTACACCTTCAAGATCGCCGCGCAGTCGGCGGGCTGAGCATACCGGTGACTTCGGCTAGGGGAGGGTGCCTGGAAGGCGCCCTCCCGGTTTGAAACAGGAAGGGCACTGTGGCATCCAATCGCAACAACAACCTGCTCAAGTACTACGTCAGCGGCCGGCGGGCAAAAGGCTTCCATGGCCTGACCGACCTGGCCGGCGAGGTGCTGAATCGGTACGACATGTCGGTGCAGCGGGCGTTCGTTGGTCTGCAGCGCCGGGCCGGGCCGGCTACTGCGCAGGAGGTCCGTGCCTCTTACAACATCCGCGCCTCTGCGCTGCGCGGGAAGTATCGCGTGGAGACGGGCGAGCGCGGCTATAGCACCGGCAAACGTGGGAGGGATGACTTCCTTTCGATCTGGGCCAGCACGCGGCAGATCTCGCTGATCGAGTTCGGTGGTCGCTGGGCCGGTCGCAAATCCCGAGGTGCCACGGCCGGCATTGGCGTGGGCGAGTCGAAGACCTACGACGGTGCCTTCATCGCCACGATCAAGGGTCGCAGGGCCATTCGGGTACGCAGCTGGGATCGCGCGCAGCAGAAGCGCCACGGTCGCGGCCCGGTCCGCATCCTGCGTGGGCCAAGCCCGTTCGAGATGCTCTCGGGTGCTGATGGCAACAGCCGCGCCCTGGAGGCCCGTCGCCGGCTGATCGAACGCTTCCACACCACCTACCTGACTGAACTGCGCCGCCAGTGGCGCGTCAACGGAAGCTCCAATGGCTGATCGGCTGGAAGAAGCAATTCGGGTCGTCATCGAAACGCAGGGCCGCGAGGGCGTGGATGAACTGCGCGCGGCGTTTGACGATCTGGGGGATGTCTCGGTCGAGACCGCTGGCAAGGCGACGAAGCTGCTCGACTCGCTCACTGGGCTGAACGAGGCGGCTGCGAAAGCGGATGCCTTCGACGGCATGCTGGCCGATCTCGCGGAGCTGGAAAAGCAGTTTGATGACAATCAGAAGGCCGCGCTGGCGCTCAGCCTCGGCATCGGGGAGATGGAGAAGCCCTCACGCGAGGTGCTGGCTGCCCAGCGCGATCTACGTAAGGAAGGCGAGCGCCTGAAAAAGGCGCTCAACGAGCAATGGGACGCCGTAGGCAAAGCCGACGACGAACTTTCTTCGCTCGGCGTCAACACCGCGAACCTGGCCGATCACCAGCAGCGCCTGCGTATCGAGGCGACCCGCAGCGCGGCAGCGCTCACTGAGCAGGCCCGGGCCGCTGCGGCAGAGGCCGAGGCGGGGCGTCGGCGCAAGCAGCAGATCGAGGATGGCGAGGCTGCTTTCCGGAAGCAGGCTACTACCAGCAAGGCGGCCGCGAAGTCGTTGGCTGAGTACAGGGAGCGCGCCGCTGATGCCGCCGCCGGCAGCGGCGACCTGGCAAACGCCACGGAGAGCACGGTCAGCTGGTTCGGCAAGCTCAAGGCGGTTGCCGCTGGTGCGATCGCGTTCGTCGGCCTGAACCGAGTGGTTGATGGCATCAAGGCCATCGTGAAGGAGGGCAGCGACGCTGAGCAGGAACTGGCTCAGCTGGAAGCGGCTTTGCACGCCACGGGGCA